TTGATACATACCCTAAAAAACCTTTCCTTTCCGTAGGGTCCCAAAACTCAATATAATTATTATTTGTTAGTGATGTAGTTTCCAACCTAAGTATTGAACTATTACCTTTTACATGTAATTCCACATTTGGGGTATTAGTTCCAACACCCAATCTACCCGTACTAGAGCTTAATAAGTCAATAGTAACTCCACTTGTTGACCCGAAATAAATATTTCCTTCATCATTTGGGTTTATCCTAAGTGGTGAACAAGAATGGATATTAGAAACATGTATATCACTTATACAAGTACCTGAAGTATTACCAGTAAATTCTAAACCACTTAAATCAATTGATGAAGTACTTGAACCATCATTTAAATTTAATATTAAATCAGTGTTAACTAATGTACCACCAGTAACAAAAGTATCATTAACATCTATAGTAGACAAATCAACAGTAAATGCTGAAAGAGTATCATTTCTATCAAAAGTGATTAAACCAGTATTATTATTATATGTACCACCAGTCACGTAGTAATTAGCTAATCCACCAATTACAACACTAGCACCGTCATTCCTAACTAGAGTAAGTGTATCAGAAACATCATTAAATGTACCACCAGTAACAAAAGTATCATTACCATTTACAATATCTAATATATTAGTACCACCAGATAAATAAGTGTTAGCTTCAATAGTATTTGCTGTAAACGAATTAATACCATTAACATTACTATTAAATGTTATAACCCCAGTACCCATTGTAATAGTTGTATCACCACTACAACTTTGAATTAAATTAGTATAAAGTGATGTACAAGCACTAAGTGTTGGACTCCCACCAGTTAATGATAAGGGTTCAATTATAAATGTTTTATTAATGTTAGGTGTATTACTATTACAACTCATAAGTCCTTATGTTATATTATATTTCCAAGTAAAGTGAATTTACCAGTGGAATAAAAATCTTTATTTATTTTAATATATATTGAGTCGCCAGTACTAACGACTATGGGTGTTACTAAATCAATACCATTAAACTTCTCAACACCATTAACTTTTATAACTATGTTATTAACATCTTCAATATTTACAATATCTGTAAACTTAATATCAAAGTCAGGTGTAAATGTGAAATCTGGTTCTGATTTAGGTTTAAATATTACGTTATAATTAACCGAACCATCAGTAGCATTAGTACTCATAGTTACTCTAGGAACAATTGGTTTGTCATCAACTTCAACTACTGCTAAAGCTCTATTAATAGCTGGTATAACTTCAAACTTTTCCTCATCTAAAATATAACCTTGAAGTCTTATTTCAAATGGTTGAACATAAAATCTTTTATTTTCAAAATCATCAATATTAGACTCATCACCAATACTTTCCAATAATAACGGCATTGGATGACCATTAATCTTAATGTAATACTGAATAGCGTTAAAAGCTTGTTGAATCATTATATTAACTTATTTAAGTCTCTCATTCTGTTACAGAACAATCTAACTTCATAATTAATATCTACTGAAGTTGGTTGAGGAATCTTATACATATCAATACCTCTTCTACCACCCTCAAATGTAGGAACTTTCATATATGTATATGTGTTTCTACCAGGAATATTATAAAGACCAGCTTGGTTTTTACCCACTTGAGGATTCGGTTGCCTAACTATTGTTATAAAAGGCATCTTAATATTCTTATACTTATCGGAGTGTTGCCATGTCTTTGAAAACTCTGACCACCTTTGAAGTGTTAAGAATAATACTGGAACCTTTTCACCATCTAATACAAGTTCTAAATCTTTCTCAACAAACTCTATAAATGATTTATCCATATCTTCATACATAACACCTCTAGGTAGAAATGTACCATGTTCGGTTATATCCTCAAGAATCTCTCTTCTTCTCTCTGGACCAACCTTACCCTTAATAAATTTTAAATTCTTCCTAAATCCTTTTGGCATTCCCATATTAAATTATTTTTATAATCCTTCTTTATATTTCCAGTGATAACCACCAGCTGTTTTTCTATCACCTCTAAGTACAGCATTTATATGACCATATACCAATTTAACTGAAGTAACAGAATCCCATTCCTTTATTATTTTTCCGTTTTTATCTATTTGTAAAATCTTTTTTGGTTTTTGTTTATTATGTCTTTCTTTTATAATTTCTAATTCTTTTAATGATAGTGGCTCATTTGAATACCTCCATATAAACCCACCAGCACTATTCCTCTTTCTTTTAACAACCAAATCAATATTAGATATACCTAAATCAGATTTAACCTTATTAACCGATTCCCACTCACCTATTAAATCACCTTGAAGTGTATATTGTAATACACTACCTTTAATACTTGACTTAATTAATATATTAATATTCTTGGGTATCTTACCTTTTTTAGCGTTAGACATCTTCTTTTTAGTTTCTTCAGATACTATTCTACCATAGGTTCCCTCACCACCCTTTGTCATGTTTTTCAAATCAAAACCCCAAGAATGCATTTGTTCTATCCAATACATTTCCCAGAATACCCAATCATTTACCGTAACTTCATCAATTATTTCTAATATTGGTTTTTTTCCTTTATTAATTAAAGATTTAATCCAAGCATCTCTTTTATTTAATCTATTTTTATTCCTAGCATCAAATATATGTCTATAATATCTATGTTTAATATCTTTAGCTTTACCCACGTACTTAACTCCTTCGGAATCTGATAATGTATATATTTTAATTGTCTTCATATTAATATAATATCATTAAAGGCCACGGAACTCATCTTCTTCCACACTAGCACAAACAACTGTCCTAAATGCACCCTTATATCCCATAATAGTATGTTTGTTATCGTAATTCTTAATACCATCATTACTAACTGAGAAATATCTAATATCAGTTTCACTAACTTGATACCCAACATAATCACCATAATTAAGTTCAACACCTAATTCCTCCAATTGAGCATCATAGATACCAAAAGTTAATTGACCATCTTGTAAATATCTAAGAGAACCAGAACCACTATTATAAGCTTTGTTTTCAGGTTCATTCATAATAGGAATAACCCTCAACTCAACTGGTGGGAAAAACTTAATCCCATCCTTAACAGCTTCACCATATAAATCATCAGATTCAGTTCTTTCTCTATCAACCCTATATAGGATGACAACAAAGTTACCATCACCTTCTATAGCCTCTCTACCGAAAGAAACCTCTAAGTTAAAATCTTCTTCTGAAAAAAATTTATTGATTCTATTTATGGGTACGTTCTTCTTTGGCATAATAAGTTATTTTTTATTTTCGTAATATCTTTTTAGATAAATATTTGGAAACAAAGAATAATCAGTAAACTATTGATTTTTTATAAAAAATTCGTTATATTTAAGTAATAACGATATTGTTAAATTATTTTAAAATTGATAAATTTGGACGATATAAAAGGGCGTTCAGCTATTACTATATTGGAAAATTATACTGGTAAAAACCCTTACTTAAAGAAATTAAAATTAAAATTAAGTAAGAGTGGTAAGCTAAAACTTACAGCAAATCAAACCAAGTATATTATAAACAATCATGATAAGGAACCTATTCATGTGAATAAGGTTATTAGTATAACTACGTACCTAGGTGAGGAACTAAAACAACATTATAATTTATCATTTGTTCCAGAGAAAATACTTTTTGAATATATCTTAGCAGAAAGTGAAAAGGTTTATCACGTATATGGTAAACTAAAAAGAAATCAAGATAAATCTGAAATGTACTTCATACCAAAAACACAAGTACTTGATGACCCATTCTATAAAGAAGTTGATATAGATGTTGACTTCACAAAATACATAGAGTTAGACCAATTCCAACTTAAAGACGGAACAATAGGTAGAACACCTTACGAACATCAAATAAATGGTGTTAAGTTCTTATTAACAAATAAGGGTTGTCTTTTAGCTGACGACATGGGGCTTGGGAAAACGATGATGAGTGTTATAGCAGCAATAGAATCTGGTGCTAAAAAAATACTAATTGTTTGTCCTTCAGCAGTTAAGATTAACTGGGAAAGAGAAATACAATACTTCCAAGAAATGGATACAGCCATAATTGAAGGTAAGAGATGGAAGGATGCTAAGTTTACTATTATAAATTATGACATACTTAAAAATTTCCATGAAATACCAGATAAGAATATAAGGGAAGAAGATATCTGTTGGGATAGTCAAGAACTAGTTAAAGCTAATTTTGATTTAATTATTATTGATGAGGCACATAAATTAAAAAACCCTAATAGTAATAGAGGCGCTATAATGAAAGACTTATGTACTAACTACGGTGACAAAAAAGTGTGGTTACTTAGCGGTACCCCAGTAGCTAACAGACCAATGGATTATTATAATTTATTGAAGTTGATAAAATCACCAATAGCTGATAACTGGAAACACTTTGTTTTAAGATATTGTGAGGGTAGACAAATAACCACAACACTTAAGAATGGTAGACAAAAAAGAGTTTGGTTGACAAACGGAGCTTCCAACCTAGAAGAACTAGCATTAAAGACTAAACATGTTTACTTACGAAGACTTAAGACTGAGATAGGCGATATGCCAGAAAAGAATGTCGTACCATTATACCATAAGTTTAATAAGAAACAATGGGCTAATTATGACAACCTATGGGAAGAGTACCTTGAAGAAAGGAGAGCTAAGAAAAAAAGAGGTGAACCAGAAAGAGACTTAGTTGAGTTAGGTCTTTTAAGGAAATATGTTGCCATGGAAGCCATTCCTAAGACCATAGAGCAAGCCGAAGAGATTTTAGAGCAAGGACATAAGGTTATTATATTTTGTAGCTTTACAGACGAATTAATGGAGTTGGAGAATTACTTTGGTAATAAATGTGTCATACATCACGGTTCTATGAGTGATAAGGATAAACAAAAATCAATCGATAAATTTCAACAATCAGATAAGGTTACAGTGTTTATTGGTAATATTATATCAGCTGGTGTTGGTATCACACTTACTGAAGCCACACATGTAATATTTAATTCATTTGACTGGGTGCCAGGAAACAACGAACAAGCGGAAGATAGGAGTTACAGAATTGGTCAGAAGAATAATGTAACGGTGTATTATCAATTATTTGAAGATACGGTATCAATAAGAATATGGGGTACTCTACAAAGAAAACAAAATATCATTGACACCATAATGGGTCAAGTAGAAATAAATGAAGATGACGTTATAGGTCAGATGCTAGATGAAATAATAGAAGATTATGAATAAAGTAAGATTATACGGATTTAAAGATTGTCCATACTGTCAAGAAATTAAAGGACTATTTGATAAAGATGGTTTAGATTATATCTATGTTGATATTGAAGACAAAAAAAACGACAAAGAGGTTGATAAGATAATGAAGATTGGTAAAACAGATAGTGTGCCAATCATATTGGTTAATAAAACATTGTTATCACCAGAAGTAAGTTTCAAGACTATACAAGAAGCTTTTGATTTAACTAAAAAATTCTTATCTGAAGAAAATTAAAAGATTACTAGTTTTTATAATATTTATATAATAAATAGATATTATGCCGATTAGTAACGAAGACAAGAACAGAATATTTGAACAATTTAGGGTATCTATGGGTGCCCCTCTTCGTCAGATTGAATTAACTGACGATATGTTGTGTACGCTATTGGATATTGCTATTGAAGACTATGCGCAATACGTACAAGAATGGCTTATAGAACATCAATGGCAATCATTACTAGGTCAAAACATAGACACTACAGACATGGCTTTCGCTTTGAGTGTTAGAGATTTTGATTTCATGACCCAATACACATACGCATACTCAAAACAAGTAGGATTACAAGCTAGAGGTCCTTGGGAACTTAAAAAGGATTATGTAACATTAGAAAATGGAAGACAAGTTTATGAAATACCACCTGGTAGAGAAGTAAATGAAGTTTTATGGATTACACCTCCCACAACACAAGCAGCCTTATTCGCTAACTACGGTGGACTAGATTATGGTTTCGCTGGTGGTTACGGACAACTTGGTGGTGTTGGTGGTGGTGGAAACGGATATGGTTTCGGTGGAAACGGTGGGTACTACATCGCACCAGCATACGATATTTTACTTACTGCTAGTGATTTAAACCTTAAGAATAGGTTATTAAGAAGTGAATTAGCATATAAATTAACTGCTGGTCCTAACGGAAGTAGATTATTACACCTATTATCAACACCAGGTTCTAAGTTTACCTTTGGTCATGGTATTGGTGGTCCAGGAAGTTCTATTAACTTAACTGGATGTCAGGTATGGTATTTTTATTATGATACAGATGCATCGAATGTTGATGATTGTAGAGCAGATAACCCAGACATTATTAAATTACCTAATGATGTACCTTTATCTAAATTAGATTTTGCTGATTTTAATGAACCTACCAAGACACTTGTTAGACAGTTATTTATATCTGAAGCTAAAAGAGCTCTAGGTAGAACAAGAGGAAAGTTTGGTGGTATTGTAGGTCCTCCAGAAGCCGAAAGAACTATGGATTATGAATCTTTATTATCTGAAGGTAATGATGAAAGAAAATCAGTACTTGAAAGACTTGATACTAGACTTGATAGATTGTCATCCACAAAACAAATTGAAAGAGCAGCTAATGAATCTGAATTCTTAAATAAACATTTAAAATTCCGACCATTAGGTTTCTACATAAAATAAATACAAAAAAATAAAGGAGCTTTAATTAGCTCCTTTTTTATTTTAATCGTTTTCAAATTTTATAATTAAATCATCTGGTTTTTGATTCTTAGCTTTATCTAAATTATTTTGATAACTCATTTCCATTTTATAAGCTTTTTCTAAAGTAAGGCTACCAGTTTGATTATAATCCCAGTCTTTTCTAACCCACTCACCATCATAACCCATTTCCCAGTAATTATCTTCTAAGAATTTAATCATATCAGCTTTTAACTCATCCATATTTTGAGAAACTGTTTCTGGGTCTTTATGATTACTTATTGATTCTTTATAATCTAACCATTGTTGATATCTATCATCTACATCATCTTCTAATGTATTATAATAAATCTGTCTTTCTTTAGCTTTAGGTTCGTATTTAAGTAATATCGAACTATCAGCTAACTCAACACCCCACTTATTGGAAATTAACATGAACTTACCATCCACTTCGAATAAATCACAAAAACCTAGAAGTTCTTTAGGTAATTTATTTTTACTCTTCATTTCATCATAATCAGCTATCTCAAGTCTCATACAGATATCATCTAGAAGTCTTTTCTCTTCTTTAATACCTTCAATTCTTTCTATACGTTTTCTTTCTTTATAATCAGCCCTAAGTTCATCCCATTCTTCTTGTTCCATAAAGTTAGGTAATTTATTAACTGAATCCCAGAATCTAATTTCTTCATCACTCATACGCATAACATATTCATATGAATCTTGGTCTGATTCTTCAAAAGGTTTACCAGCAATCATTTCACATTGTTTTTTAGTGAAAGCACTTCTCTCTTTCAATTTAAGAACCTTAGTTTTTTTATCTTTATAAACATCGATAATTATATCATTCCTAATTTCTGGGTCGAAACAAACTAATAATGGTTTAATTCTTTTATTAAATGCATCCAAATACTTAGCTACATTATATTCATCAGTTGTATAATCTGGATTCTTCTCTATCTCAACTAATGGTACTAACTTACAGTTAAATGCAACCTCTACAACTTGTTTAGTCTTTTTATCCTTAATAGTTTTAATATCAGCATGACTCTTAGCAGTACCAGTGTTAACATAATAAATAACATCACCTAGATTAACTTTTAAATCATGTTTAAGTATTAATTCCATGTGTGCTTGCCTAGATTTAAGGTTACCAGCTTTATTCTTTTGTCTACAATAAACATTCTTATAATTGTCTGGTGTAAGTTTAACCTTAGACTTTGATGCAATTTTTGCTACAGGTATTTCATAATTATAAATCTTACTTACATAATCATAATACCATTGTATAAACTCATAACCCTTACCATCTAAAAGAAGTCTAACACCCTTATCTAAGAATTCTTCAATATAAACTGGCATTGCCTTTGACTTAATTGAGTTACCAACTAATTTAACCTTACCATCAATCAAGTTAGCATAATTCTTTCTAGCAAAGTTAATTGTTGAATCACAAACATCATCAATATCCAACCCCATTCTACCTTCCATATAGGTTTCATTGAAATCAGCTAATACAGATTCAAGACCAGTTAACTCTGTACCTGGTTCATACTTAGATGTTTTCCAGTGATTAGCCTTAACAACATACTTAATATCATTAATATGTTCTGGTAATGCAAAGTTAGCACCATCAGTATCCATCACTAATGGCCTGAACCCATGTGTTTCTTTAAAATGTTTAAGCATAAGTCTTAATGACTGTCTACCTCTACATGTTGTTTCTTCAGCACAATCACTATCACCCCAATTGAATATATAAGGTGCACCGTAAGCACCAAAGAATGAGTTAGCTAATATCTTAAGAGGTAATTGTTTTTTATCAAAGTCAGATGCAAATTTATTTTGCTCACTAATCATATTTTTAGCGTTAGTGGTTCTTTCTGGTGATAACTTATCTTTATTTTTATCAAATAAATCTTGATACTTAGACTTTAACTTCTTAGCATCACCCATCTTAAACTTAAATTCATCCCTCTTATCAACAACATATGTTAAAAGACCTTCCATAACACCAGATATATCTAAACTTGGGAATATACCCCATGTTAATTGAGTTTTAGGGTATAGTGCCGCGAAATCCAGTTTAGCAACATCTCTAGCGTAACCAACTTCAATAAGTCTAGAAAGACCACCAACGAAGTTTCTCTTCTTCTCTAACGCTGGTATACCTAAACCATTTTCATATGACCATGCAGCCATAATCAATTTCCATTGTCCAGCAGTACCCATTGTAGATGAACGCATATATGACGTTGGTAATAACTTAGCAATTAAATAAGCGGCTTGGTTATATATTGCATCTACCTGGTCTGTTTCCCAAAGGTCATCTAATAGATATCTTTGAACTATATAATCACCCTTGACAACCACATACCCTTTTTCTAAGACTCTATCTTCTGTAATCTTATACCAATCACCATCAGAATCATTAAAAGCGTAATCAGAAGTGTCTGACCATGTCTTATTAAGAATATCACCAGGAACGTAAACCCTATTCTTTTTAGCCACACCAGAAAATTGTGTAATATACTTAAGTGACCATGATTTTATATCTGAATTAATAGCTTGTGCCCTACGAACTGAATGTGAAATATCTAACACATTATAACCCCACATAAGAGTTTGTTCAAAAAGTTCTGATTCACCACCTAATTTAAGCATCGAATCTTTCCATCTAATTTTTTTATTAGGATTAAGTGTTCTAGCAATACCTGTGATATCTATACTAAGTCTTTCACAACGTCTTTTAATAAATGGCCAATCAAAGTTAGCATCATTATAAGCTGTTATTAAATCTGGTAATCTTTCATCTATTATTTGGAAGAATCTAATAATATTACGTCTTTCTGAATCTCTTTTTTCTTGTTCAGTATTACCTCTAGTTTCTAGAACTTCTTCATAACCTCTATTATCTCTCATACCGATTTGGAATATTGCATCAGTTGATGCGTCTAATCCTTCGGTCTCAAGGTCAAATTGAAATCTATGTAAGTCGTTATAATCATCCATACCCTTAAACAATCTCTTACCTGTTTGTATAAGAAATTGCTCATCTGGGGATAACGCAACAAATAGACTCTTAAATGTCGGTGAATTTTTATCAGTGGGGTCTATATTATCCGAACTATATAAATCAACACCGCCCTCTCTAAAAAAGTTAATTAGATTTGAATAACTACCATTACATATTGCTATGAATTTATAACCATTATCTAACCTTTCTGGGGTATTACCTTCATCATCATCAACCCTAAGCTTTTTAATTTTAACTTTATAC